GATCTATCTGCTACTACATTTACCTTTGGTCCTAAAAAATCTAAAATTGTAATAATAGATAATTTTTATAAAAATCCTTATATGGTTCGAGAGCTAGCACTGACTATTCCACCTACTCGTAATTCAAGAATAGTAGGCGGGTTGCCAGGTAGTCGAATAGATGCGTTTTATAATTTAGAAAATTTTGCTGTAGTGTTTGACGAAGTAATACGTAATGTATTTTTACCAGAAGAACAGCGGAATCTAACAAATAGTAATTTGAATGAAATTTTTAAATCAGCAACATTCTGTGTTAACGTACTTCAAACTACAAATCTTCCAGCAATAGTGCCGCATGTTGATAATCGAGAAGATTTTAGATTTGCTGCAACGATATATTTAAATACCCCTGACGAATGTAATGGTGGCACGAGTTTTTACACCTACAACGGAAGTCAAGAAGGTCCGCTATCTGGAGAAATTGGCAAACAAGATCAGTATGTTGCAGATAGCATTGGTCCGTGGAATAAAATATTCTTAGCTGAAATGAAATTTAATCGAATGGTATTGTACGAACAAAATATTTTACACACTGCGTATGTTAAGCCCGGAATGTTTGAAAATGATTTATATAGACTGGCACAGATGTTTTTTATATGAAAATTAATACTATAATTATTGACGATTTTTTAGACAATCCTGACATTGTTAGAAATTCAGTACTAGAAATAGACATTTCTAAAAAAGGAATGTATCCAGGCTATCGAAGTGATCGTGCTGATGAAGATTACGCAGATCACATACAACAAAAGATTGAATCTATACTTAACAAGCGCATATTAAGTTGGGAACAAGACAGCCTACAATTTCAACTATGTTTAGAAGATGAAACAACATGGTTACATTGCGACGAAACTGATTGGGCCGGTATTCTGTACCTAACTCCGAATGCTCCGGTTGATGCCGGCACCGGAATATTTAGGCACATACCAACCCAGACTTATATCGGCCCAAATACTGATATAAACGCCAAGGATGAAACACAGTGGGAACTAATTACTACTATAGGAAACGTATATAATAGGCTTGTACTGTACAACGGTAAAATGTTTCATCGTAGTCTTATTTCTGGATTTGGAGCCAGCAAAGAAACTGGAAGATTGACCCAGGTTTTTTTCTTTAATACATCTAGTGATAAATAACTGTAGTGTTTATTTGGAGATTAACATATGAAAAAATTCATTATCAAACGCCCTACATCTGCTAATCCAAATATGATGGAGTGGAAAACGTATCAAAAAGAAGAAACTACTTGGGTAGGCCCTATTGAATACGCTACACGAGCAGAAGCTGAAGCAGCCGCTGCAGAATGGTCGCCAGCTACAGTTATTGTAGAAGTAGAAGTTCCGAATCAGTAATAGTACCGATTAAAAGAGCCTGTACTATATACTAGTAAGGCTCTTTTATTATGACTAAAAATTCAATTACTATAGGCTTAGACCGCGACGGCACGATCAATCAAGATACGGGTACATCAGTTACCCATCCGTCGCAGTTTATCCCAATATCAGGAAGTCTCGAAGCAGTTGCGTTGATGCGCCGCAAGGGATATAATATCGTAATCCTTACAAATCAAGCCGGAATTAGCCGTGGAGAAATGACTGCTGAAGACGTTGATCAAGTACACCAATACATGTTAGACTTATTAGGCAAAGCGGGGTGTTCAAGCATTAACGGAATTTACTACAGCACTACTAATTTAAAGCAAGACATATATGCTAAACCAAATGTTGGCATGTTTAAACGTGCTGAAAAAGAACAATGTCTAAAATTTAAAGGTGGTGCTTATGTTGGGGACAAAATTAGTGACTTGAAGGCTGCTAATAAAATCGGCGCTATTCCGGTACTAGTAAAAACTGGTTACAGTTCCGAAACTATAGAAAAACTCAACACATACGCAAACCGAGATCTTAAAAAACAAACTCAAATTTTTAATAATTTGTGGGAATTTGCAAATTCGTTACCCTGGTTAGAATAATAAATTTACAATCTTTCGACTTTAAATGTATTGATAAATATATGTACGGAGCTGTAAAATGACCTCATCTATACAAAATAACGTACGAATAATACCAAGAGATACAGAATTCTTAAACAGAAAACTAGGCTCTCGCGGCGAAATTTTTTATGATCAAGCAACCAATACTCTAAGGTTATATGACGGTATTTTAACTGGTGGACATAAACTGGCCAGAGCAGACTTGATCAACGTCACTAATTCGGATTTTCTTGCTAAAGCCACGGCCGCTGGATTCAGTGGGGGTGTACAATCAGGCGTGGCTGGAAAAATAGCCTATTATCCTAGTAACGGTTCTCAGGTAAATGATCTTACAGAACTGTCGTGGACTACTGGTACTAGCACATTGTTATTGTCTGGAGTGATCAATGTCACAGGGCAAAAAAATCGTATCAGATTTCACTGGGACACACTAGCAGATCTTATAGCAGAAGTATCTCCTGTAGATTATCACGGTATGGTGGCTCATGTACATGACACAGGAAAACTGTATTATGCTCATGCTGGAGCCTGGGTACCTGTGGCTTCAGAAAGCAGTTTGCCTAACACATTTAGCACCATTGTGATAGCCGGTCAATCATCAGTGATTGCAGATACGACTACAGATACTCTTACCCTTGTAGCTGGCACAGGTATCACACTGACTACGAATGCTGGCACAGATACTATTACCATTACAGGCACAGCCAGCACAGGCAACATAACTTTCGTTGCCAACACTATAGACAGTGCAGATAGCACTGCGATTACTGTGACTCCTACAGTGAATTTTGAATCAGATATCGTAGTTGGAAACGCTATAGTATTCCCAGACGGTACCTATCAGCAGACTAGTGCTGTAGGTGTACCTGGACCAACAGGACCACAGGGACCAGCTGGTGCGTCAGGAGCAGGTACTGGGGATGTTCTTAGCAGCGGCGGCGGATATGTCGATAATGCTATCATACGCTATGACGGTACTACAGGAACTATTATACAAAACAGCTCTGCAACCATATCAGATGCTGGGCTACTTACAGCTACAAACTTTAGTGGTGGGGGTGCGTCACTTACTGCACTCAATGCCACGCAATTAACATCAGGTACTGTTCCAGATGCCAGATTTCCAGCCACCTTGCCCGCAGTAAGCGGAGTGAATCTTACAGCACTACCTGCAACATTGCCCGCGGCCAGTGGTGCTAATCTCACTGCGTTAAACGCTACTGAACTTACCAGCGGCACTGTACCTGTGTTGAGATTGGGAGCATCTGGAACTAGAGATGGCACTACATACCTAAGAGGCGACAACACGTGGGCCACAGTATCTGGTGGCGGCACAGCATCAGACAGCTTTGCTACTATAGTTGTCGCAGGTCAAAGTTCTGTTGTTGCTGATTCAGCCACAGATACATTGACCTTAGTAGCAGGCTCAAACATAACCATAACCACAGACGCCAGTACAGATACTATAACTATTGCTGCTGCAGGCGGCGGCACAGCATCAGACAGCTTTGCTACCATAGCGGTAGCTGGCCAATCAAACGTTGTGGCTGACTCGGCGACTGATACTCTTACAATAGCCGCGGGCACAGGTATCTCAATCACCACCAATGCAACCACTGACACTGTTACAATCACTAATACAGCTTCAGCAGGTGCCTCAGCATTTACTGACTTGACGGACTATGCTGGGCTAACTGTAGATCAGTTCTACCTACCAGCAATCACGAGATTAAATGTAACTGCCAACGGAGCCACTGCATACAGATTTGATCAATATGGCACCACAGATGATCCTACGATATTCGCCATCAATGCTACTACCATAGCATTTAGTTTGATCGGAGCCAGCGGCCATCCTTTCTTAATACAGGATAACACTGGAGCAAATTATAACACAGGATTAGTACACGTGAGCACGTCGGGGTTGGTATCTACTGGGGGAGATGCACAGGGTAAAACATCAGGTACATTATATTGGAAGATTCCGGATAGTATCTCTGGCAACTATAGATACCAGTGTGGTGCTCATGCTGCTATGGTAGGAACTATTACCATTAAGAATTTCGGCAGTATCTAAACTTTATTTTTTAGAGTCGTTCCAATCTTTAATTTTAGTTTCTAATTGTCTTCGAATAATAGTAATTTCTTGTTTCATATCCGTGCCCATCGAGGGCAATTGACGAGTATACACCATTTCCATATGCATACTGTCTAATTTTTTAATTTCACCAACTAATTTTTTTAACAGTTGGTTGACATCTTGTTTGAAATCACCCTCAGGCATCGCTGCGATAGCAGATTGATATCTAGCGTAGTCTTCTTGGAATCTACTGGATTTTTCTAATAGGTTTGACATTTTCTAACTCCAATACTGTTTCTATTTTTGTTCTAATTAATGTGTTATTTAACGTGGCCTTAAGACCGTTGTGTAATTGTTTGGGGAGATAATCTAATCCACTCCACGCAACGGTTTCTGCGGCTGTGGTTAAAAACTCTTGTTCCACTAAACATACATAAGTGCCGTATTCAAAACCACGATCTTCTGAAAGGTACAGTTCAATAGGAACTATTCGACCCTTGGAATAGCTGTTTAACAATTCTTCGGCATCTTCTAACAGAGTAGATTTTCTGGCAAAGGTAGGCACAGTCCATTTTGAATCTTCAAGAATCAATAATATCCTGCTAGTGTTTTTTGCTAAGAATAGTAATCCGGCACGTTGCTGCATCACTTACTTATTGTGGATCTAGTACGAAACCCCAATATCCTGGCGCATACTCACCTTCAAATGCTTTGAGCCATTGCTCTCCATCCCAGCGATATTTAATACCAGTTTTGAGATTTTGAATATATGTCGGCGCAGTACCTGTAGCAGGTTCCCAAACGCTGATCCATCTTGAACCATTCCATTCTATGATGCTGTTAGCATTGATTATTGCATCGTTGCCGTCTGAATTTTTCCAAGCGTCTGGGCCATCATATAGAGTAGCAGAACTGTCGCCCTGCCTATTGTAACTGAGGCCAACATTTGGACTTGGATTTACATCTTCTAGCATCAAGAATCTCAAGCCTAACGGAATATTAACACGACTACCATAAACGGTGATAGGATTATATTTGAGAGGATCAATGATAGCATCGATGGTTCCTCTAGCAGCGATGCCTGAGATTGTGCTGGCTATTGAAGTATTCTGCGGTACTGTGTCTTGATCTAAGGTCACAACAAGTATGCTAGGATCTACAGCATTTACCGCGAAGGTGCCTACTAGATCATAACCAGTAGCCTGTTTGAAGAACGCTTGGCTGTCTGCTGTATAGCCACCTTGCACATCAAGTATAGTGGCCCATTCTACAGGTTCACCATTTTGATAATCTTTCTGATCTAGACCTAATGCTAACACAGCGGCACCGGCATTTACCAATGTAAGATCATAGTCATATGGTTGACCGTTGTTGGATTTAAACAACAGCACACGATATCTATTTGCAATAGCTTCAAATGTACCTTTACGGCGATTATAAATTAGATCTTCTAGATTCACAATGTCTCCACTATCAGTGAACACATTGCTGATAATACTTTTAACCACACCTAATCGTTTGACTTTGGCAGGTGGTGAAATATAGATAGGCATCATAAATTCTAGACTGCAGATATCAATATCTGTGTCTGCACCTTGAGGAATCGTTCTAGAACTAAAGTTTGTGGAATTTAAATTAATCACACTGAGACTAGTCCAGTCGATATAGTTGTCCGTGGTCTGTATTTCAAGGCTAGGATTAAACAACACCAATATCTGTTCCAGTAATTGAAGTTTTTGATCTGTGTTCGAAGTCCAGATATCTGCTTTCATGGTCAACTTGAATGGTGTAGGCATCAGTCTTTCCACAGTGTAATTACCACCCTGAGAATTTTGATATTCGACCATACCGTCATTGTCTACGTCAGTGTAGCGTCTTTCACGGATATTAACCTTGCTGACAAAAGTAGCATCGCTCAATCGATCAGTGTCCATTTCGAGGCCAGTGATATAACAGGCCACACGAGGCACAGTACTCATTTTATTTTCAGAATTGTCTTTGATGATGCTGGCTACTTGACGTGTTAGGTCGCCGTACATCACCGGAACATGACGCTCTTCGGGTGTATCACCACCGGTCTTATATTTAAAACCTATGAATATACGCATGAACTGCGTGACATAGCGTCTTATCTGCCCGTCATAAAAATAATCCATTAATTAAATTCCTTGCCCTGTTGACATAATTCACATTCACAATCTGGACAGCAATCACATTCTTGACAACTTTGTCCACAATGTCTTGCACACCCACAGATACATTTGTATTTTATTACTGGTTCTTGATGCTGCTGATCCATTATTCGTCCGCCTTTGGTCTAAGGGCCTTGCTGAGGCCTTGTTTTTCTTTAACAGTTCTACCATCGATCTGAGCAGTAGTATCGTTGTTGATAAATGAAGTTTTCTGTGTTTGACGCACATCTTTTCCTTCAAATCTCTGTCCGGATAACACATCGTCTGTTCCTAAATTGCTCATTGTCATTCTAGCCACATCCTCTATCTTGGTCCAACGGGTTCCATTAAATCTAAACAATCTATTTGGCAAGTAATCTTTTCTTAAACAGTATTGGCCTAATGTAGGATTGATAGGGAACGCAATACCCGCAGAGAATGGTGCACCATTAGCAGGGATACCATCTTCGGTAATGTACCCGTCATAGTACTTGCCGTCCATAGTTTGATTCTGCGTACTGGCGTTTACACCAGCATAGACTGGATCGCCATTTTCATCCAGCACTGGATCGCCATTTTCGTCTAATGCAGGCTCGCCTCTATCTGCACTGTATTGTGCAACTAAATCACTGTCCACGGTAACTAATTCAGCATTACCTTCTGTGTCTTTTTGTAAGTGATAGTAACGACTGGTATCATATCCGCTCTTAGGAGCATCAGTTTCTGCTTGATCAAGAACTGCCTGTGTGATCTGCATTTCTTTTTCATAGGTGCTCATTACGTCACGTAGCGTAAGGTTGCTGCCTTCGCCCGCAACTCCGTCGAGTATGTCTTTGTATTCTTGGCTGTCGACTAGTGGTTTACATTTAGCACGATATAAATGCGGATACCAAGTGACTGAAAATCCTTCCGATGCGCGACTTATTTCTTCAATAACATAAAAACGTTTTAAGGCAAATGACAAATCGTTAAGTGCATGATCATCTTTGAGATGCGGCAATTCTATCACATCTCCAGACATTAGTTTACGACCAATTTTTTCCACCGTGTCGTTGATATGGAAACTGATGAATACTGTATCGTTCTGTAGGAACAGCCCGAACTGGCTAAGGTTAAAATCTGTGTCTTGTATGTTGTATACCCCACGTAGTATATAAACATCGGGGTCGTACTTGCGATCGCGATTTTCTAAAAACAGCAGATCTTGTATCTGTGTTTCAGTAGTAGATGTATATCCTGGTGTAGACGGAGTGGCTTCACTGGCAGATCCTGGGCCTAGATACTTGTGGATCAGCACATCAGTACCGCCAACCTGGAACATTTCCCAGATATTTTTATCTATAAACTTGTAATCATTGCCCTTTTCGGGACGGTATAAGCTGAGTCTTGGCATAGTCATATATTTACCGCTAGATAAATAGTTATATGAGCTCAAACGATCAAGCAAAACAACAGGTATTTGACTACTGCAAGGCTATGCTAGGTGATGGCATGATCGATGTGGAGTTAGATCCCATACACTATGAAACAGCACTTACTCGCGCATTAGGTGTGTTCCGCCAGCGCAGCGATAATGCTGTGGAAGAAAGCTATATATTCTTAAATCTTTTGGTAGATACCAATGAGTATATACTGCCCTCTGAAGTACAACAGGTTAGACAGATTTTCCGTCGTAGCATAGGTTCACGCACAGGCGGGGGATCGGGCGGCACAGTATTTGAACCCTTTAATTTGGCCTACACAAACACCTATTTGTTAAGCTCGACTAACATGGGTGGATTATTAACCTATGAACTTTTTGCACAGTACCAAGAATTAGTAGGCAAAATGTTTGGATCATTCATCAATTTTAATTGGAATTCACAGAGCAAAAAATTAAGAATTGAACAACGTCCTAGATCAGAAGAATCAGTGATGCTACAAGTCTATAATATCAAACCAGATTTCGCTATAATTAATGACACCTACGCCGGACAATGGATCAAAGACTATACCTTGGCTAACTGTAAAATCATGCTAGGGCAGGCTCGCGAAAAGTTTGCATCTATCGCCGGGCCGCAAGGAGGCACAGCACTCAATGGATCAGCCATGAAATCAGAAGGTCAAGCAGACATTGATAGATTAACACAAGAGCTAGTCACATTAGTTTCTGGTGGAATTGGCTATACATTTATTACTGGATAGCAATGAAAGCATCAGAATTTATATTTGAAAAAGACGAAGCCCTCTACGATGCCAAGTTAGTTTGGGGAGTAGGTAAAAAAACAGCTCGCAGTGGTACTACCAAATTAAAATTCCGTTGTACAAGCGGTCCAAGAAAAAGCAGACAGGTCAGTCATCCTTCAAAATGTCATCAGCCCATAAATCAAGCCAAAGCACAAAAAATGAAAACTACTCGCGCTAGAACCAGTGTTCAGGCCGCACGTAGAACAGATCGCACTAAATCTATCAACACCGCTAGTGTGTTAGCCAATAAATTAAACAATCCTGGTAAGCCAAAAACACCAAAACCCTATTATTAAAATTTGACTTTTTTGTAAACCTATCGTATAATTGTCATATAGGAGACAATTTATGATCATAGGTATATGCGGTTTTATCGGCAGCGGCAAAGACACAGTCGCTGACTTTCTTGTTAATTTCCACGAATTTAGACGCGAATCATTCGCCAGCACACTGAAAGATTCTGTGGCTGCGGTGTTTGGTTGGGATAGGACTCTGCTAGAAGGGCGAACAGCAGAAGCACGTGAGTGGCGAGAACAGGTAGATCCGTGGTGGGCTGAACGCTTAGATATGCCCACATTAACTCCTCGCTGGGTCTTGCAATATTGGGGCACAGAAGTTTGCCGTCGCAGTTTCCATGATGATATCTGGATTGCAAGCCTAGAAAACAAATTAAGAAACAGCAAAGACAATATCGTAATTTCAGACTGCAGATTTCCCAATGAAA